TTCCATGAAAATACCAAAAGCGGAAAAGCTCCCCTCCGGTTCATGGCGCGTCCGGATCATGGTGGACGGGGAGCGGATCTCCATCACCGCCGCCACAAAAAAAGAGGTGGAGCAGCAGGCCGCAGCCGTCAAGGCCGGGGCCAAAATAGAGCGCGCGCCGGAGCGTATGACGCTGGACGAGGCTATTACGGAGTATATCACCAGCAAAGCTGCCGTCTTGTCTCCCGCCACCATCCGGGGCTACCGCACCACACAAAAGCACCGCTTTGCCCAACTCATGCAGTGCGACGTCCACCTGATCACCAAGGCCCACGTCCAGCGGGCCGTCAATCAGGAGGCCCAGTTGGTCTCTGCCAAAACCGTAGCCAATGCCTACGGCCTGATCCGCCCCGTGCTCAAAGAGTGCGGGGTCGATGTTTTTGGCGTCCGCCTGCCCCAGGTGGTCAAGCCGGTCAAACAGTACCTCCAGCCGGAGGACATCGGCAAGCTGATCCAGGCCATAGAGGGAGACAGCTGCGAGGTGCCCATTCTTCTGGCCGTCTGGCTGGGGATGCGTCGCTCGGAGATCCTGGGCCTGTGCTGGGATTGCGTGGACCTGGACCGCAGCCTGATCCACGTCCGCCGCACCGTGGTCCCTGACGAGGATAACCACTGGGTGCTCAAAGAGGTGGCAAAAAATACATATAGTCAGCGCACCGTGGATTGTCCCGACTATATCATAGACAAGATTCGGGCCTTGCCCCGCCGGAAAGACGGGCGGCTTTTTGGCGTCAATCCGGAGACCGTCCGCAAGCACGTCCACCGGGCCTGTCAGCGGGCCGGGATAACCGATACCACCGTCCACGGCCTGCGTCACACAAACGCCGCCGTCATGAAAACCTTGGGTGTGGATGACCGGCACGCCATGGAGCGCGGCGGCTGGGCCTGCGAGTCCACCTACCGCAAGACATACTCTTATGTGTTTGACAGCAAAAAAACAGAGGCCGACACCGCCATCAATGGTTTTTTTGCAACACAAATTGGACACGAAAATGGACACGAAAAATGAACAGCCTTACTCTCCCGGCTATCATCGTCATTTTTTGGGAGGGTTCGAATCCCTCCTTCTGCGCCAAAAGGCAAAACCCAGCAGTCTCAATGGCTGCTGGGTTTTCCATACTCTCTCAACGGTTCTACGGTTTTGCCCTTTTTGTGCTCTCATCGCTTTATTTGCACAGAAACGCAATTTTTGCCACTCAAATTGGCCACGAAATGGACACGAAATTTACCCCATCAGCGCTTTTCTCGTCGCCGGACTGCAGCTGCCGTCCGGTACCAGCCCCGCGCTCATCTGATAGGCCCCCAAAGGTCAGCACCGTGCAGATCCGCCGGTTACCCTCCGTGCATACGGGCGTCTTGCCGACCACCCGCAGGAGGTGGAGCTGTGGCCGGTCTACCACTGCGAAGTAGAAGGCCGGAAGTTTGCCGAGGATGACGAAACGGCCGGTGAGATCGTTAACTTTTCCGTCCGTTGACCAGCCGCCAAAAATTTTCTCAAAAACCTCTTGACATGCCACGCGTTGCGTGGTATTATAAGTATGTAAATAAGAGAGGGCAAAAGCCCAGGAGGTAACACCATGACTGCCAAGGAACTGATCAAAGCGTACAACATCAAACTGACTGTCAAATGGGACGGCACCAAGTATGCGCCCACCGGGACGTTGATGATCACAGATGGTGTTGCTTGCCGACGCGCCGGTGACCTGGACGCGGTAAAGGCCGCCAAGCCCGAGATCCTCGCCGTTTTGATGGCGGAGCGCGAGGCCGAAGAACGGGCCGATCAGGAGCGCCAGGAGAAGATCAACAGTATTCCGGGCCTGGCGGAGATCAAAGCGGCCCGAAAAGATTTGGCCAAATGGAACCAAGAGTTCCAGGCCAGTTTTGAGAGCGAGTGTGGTGGCGGTGTTGGCGTCCGCCCCAAGCCCCAATATGATTTCGCCGCTTTATATGCCAAATACCCCCGCGCGAAGGCTTACCTGCTGGCCGATCAGTACGCCAATGCGGAGAACTATGCCAAAGCCAACGTCGGGGGAAAAGCAGTGAGGGCGATCATAAACGGCGAAGATCCTGAGGCAACCATTGCCGCCATGGAAGCCGAATGGAAAGAATACACCCAGGCCCACATGTGGAACTGACTTGGAGGAGGATACGCCATGACTGACAAACAGTTTTTCGAACTTTTTAAGGATGCGCTCACTATCAACGACCGCGACGCTTTTGTCTCTGATTGGGCGCTCAGCACCATCTGGGACGACCCCGCCGGCGCCGATTTCTCCCAGGAGCGGCTGGACCAGATCGGCGCGGTTTGGGATGTGGCCCATTTGGCCATCCGTGATATCCGGCAGCATACAGGATTATCCCAAGCCAAATTCGCGCTCCGCTACTGCATCCCCCGGCGCTCCGTCGAGGACTGGGAGGCAGGAGCCCGCAGCTGTCCAGATTATGTGCGGCTCCTGCTGGCCCAGGCTGCAGGGCTGTATCAACGGGACTGACAAAAAAGAGGACACACCATAGCGGTGTGCCCTCTTTTTTTACTCCATCAGTGCCTTTCTGGTCGCCGGGCCAAAGCTGCCGTCCGGCACCAGCCCAGCGCTCACCTGATAGGCCATCAATGCCTCCTTGGTCCCCGGGCCAAAGCTGCCGTCCACGGCGCAGGCAAAGCCCCGGTCGTTAAGCTCCCATTGGAGCCACTTCACGCCCTCGCCCCGGTTGCCCTTGGCCAGCGTCTTGGTGGGGGCGGTGTAGGGGTTGCCCCCAAAGGTCAGCACCGTGCAGATCCGCCGGTTCCCCGCCGTGCATACGGGGGTCTTGCCTCCCATCCGCAGGATGGTGCTGCCGCCCCCGTCCAGCTTGATGGCCTCCCGCAGCCCCAGAGCCGCCAGCTTTTTGGCCCCCTCGCCGCTGGAGATCAGGTTGCCGGTCGTGGTCCTGAGTGCCACCACTGTGATCTTGCTCCGGTTCTGGCCGTACCCGGCAAAGATGTGCCATGTAGCATAGAGAGAGGACGCCTCCCAGCCCTGGGCCTTTGCTGTGGCCCAGCTCACCGCCTTGCCCTGCCGCAGTACGGGCACGCCGGCAATGGCATAGGCGCAGCCTTCCGGGGGCGCGCTCACCTCTCCCATGTCCGCCTTGCCGCCCCGGATAAATAGGGTGGTCTCCGTCCGCCCCGGTTCCGCATAGACCACCTTGCCGCCGGACACCTTGCCCCGCTGGGCGCAGTAGTGGTTTACCCACTTGTTGTCCGTCGCCATGGCCGCCACAGTGTGGCCCACAGGGAGGGTAAACTTGTCCCGGCCCTCGTTGTAGTTTCCGAAGAATCCGGCGTTGCAGTAGTTGCCGCTGTACGCCGTCTTTTTGGCCTTGTCCACCAGACAAATTCCGAAGTCCTTGACCGGGACTTCCACGACGCGGGTGTTTCCCCTCTTGGTGTACTTCATCCGCTCCCGCACCTCCTTGCGCTCCGTCAGATTAAATACCTCCACCAGCGCCGCCAGAAGCCCCTCGGCCACCAGCGACCCGAAGTACGGCCCCAGGATCACCGGAACATCGGTGGACGAATCCATGAACCCGCACTCAATGAGAATGGCGGGCATTTTCGTCTGCCTGAGTACGTACAGGCCGCTCTCCGCCATGGGGGTGGCCCGGTTGCCCACCAGCCCCGTCCGGCTCACCACGGCCCCGTAAACGGCCTTCTGGAGGGCGCGACTTTTGGCCTGACAGTCGGGAGCCGTGTACACCACGCAGCCGCCCCCGCTGCCGCCCTTAATGCCCGCGTTGTGGTGGATGCTAAGATATACGTCTGCGGGCCAGCCGTTGGCCGCCGCCACCCGGTCCCCCAGGTCCAGCAGCTTGTCCCCGGTCTTGTCGTCCACCCGAATGACCTGGCAATCGTACCGCTCCAGCAGCTCCTCCAGTTTGTCCGCCACCCGGCGGTTCAGCTCCCACTCTCCCGTCTGGGCGGGGTCCAGGGCGGCTAAGCACCGCCGCCCCGGCGTCCCCTTGTAATGCCCCGCATCAATGGCGATTTTGAGCATACAATCACTCCTTAGTCAGCTGCTTGCCCACCTGGTTGATGCCCGTGGCCGCCAGCCCGCTCACAATGCCCACCGCCACGGCGGTCATGTAGTCCGCGGCCGGGAAACCGTCCAGCCCCAGATACAGGCCCACAGGGCCAAGCACCGCCCCGCACAGGCCGCAGGCGATGGGGATATACTTGTCCTCCATGTGGGGGATGGCCTTGACCACCATACCCACCAGATAGCAGATGACGGTGATAGCCGCCACAGAAACAATGCCAAAATCCATATTACTCCGCCTCCTTTGCGTCCTCGGCGTCCTGCGCCTCGCAGGACAGCACGACTTCTTCCATCACCGCCAGGTCCCGGGCGGCGTAGGCCTTCACCAGCTCGTGGTAGTGCTTGCCCAAAAACTTGCCCAGGGTCCGCTCGTCCATGCCCTCGGGCAGGGGCTTGGCCGCCTTGAGCTTGGCCATGCCGATCAGCAGATCGTGGTCGTGGTTGCGCTCCGTGGTCTTAAAGATGTCATAGATGTACTCCGCGTTCATAATTTTTACTCCTTTCCTTGCTCCAGATCCTGGAGCCTGTGGTTGATTACCTTGATCTGTTCCTCCACCACCGGCATCCGCCGGGCGAAGTTGTTGTGCTCCCGGACTTCCCGGGTCAGCTCCTCAATTTTTGTCTCGATGACTGCCTGCTGGGAGTTTAATTTTTCGTCTACCTTGCTGGCGGACTTGTTGGACGCATAAATGATGCCCAGCAGGCTTAAACCGCCAGTGACAATGGCACAGATGATCGCCTCCGTCATGCTCTCTCTCCTCTCTCGCCCTGGGGCGTTACTCTGTGGCGGTCACCAGCCGGTCAAATTCCTCCTGGCTCAGCCGCCCCGCCGCCAGCAGGGCCTCCAGCCGCTCCCGGTCCCACAGCCGGGGGTAATACTTTTGCGCCAGCTCATACACGCTCATAACGTCACCCCCGCCATAGCCGCCAGAAAATCCACGTCCGCCCGCAGCTGCTCCGTCTCCGTAGGTTCCGGCTCCGGCTGGGGCTCAGGGTCGGGCACCACCCCAGCCGTCATGCTTACCACCTTGTTTCCCTCCACCTGGACGTCCACAAAGGGGAACGTCTCCGGGATGGCCACGTCGGCGGGGATCTCTGCCCAGCCATCGGGGATGGTGGTGGAGGTTGTGGTCTGGTTTCGGTGGGCGCCATTGTCCAGCGCCTGAATTTCAATGATTTTCATTGGTTTCCTCCTTAGCCAATGGCGATGTAGTAATACGTTGTATTGCTGGTGTTCATCTGCCCATCTGCGGAATCCGACCAGGTTGAGCCGTCACTGAAGTTGCCGTCGCTCATGTACCAGGAGATAGTGTTTCCGTCGCGGGTCACCTTCCAGGTGGCTTTTGTCGTGCCGAAATAGGCGGCTCCGTTTTCTCCGCCCATAGGGATGACGGCAAAGCCATTGCTTCCGCCGGAGATCAGCAGCAGGACAGGGGAAAAGGGAAGTGTCAGGCTGTTTTTGTTTGTATACCCATACGTCCCCGTCCCCACATAGCTCCCCGCCTCGATCTTGGGCGCGGTCACCGCGTTGTCAAAGGGGATGCCGAGATACTTATATTCATATCCGTCTTGGATTCCACTGTCGGGGTAGGCAGAGCGGTTAGAGGATTGAAGGTATTCCCAGTTGCCGATGGTGGAGCGATACTCAGTGGTCACATGGATCAGCGCAGACGTCCTATAATCGGTGGACCCAGAATCAGAATCGTAGTCGCGGGTTATTACTGCATCTGCAGGGACAAAATAAATATCTCCCGCAATAATGTGGTCACTCTGGTTCAAATCAGTCTTAAAGTATTTGCCTTTCAGAACAGCCAGTTTATCCACCGTTACCGTGCTGCGTCTGAGCGTCATGGACGAGGGGGAATTGATGGTAATGGTACCGTTAGTTTGGGAAACGGAGATAGAATCACCATAGGTGTATACAACATCATCATAGAGATCATATTTTAGTAGTCTGTTGGTTGCAGTGGTATTAACCTGATACCATCCAGCATTGATGCTTCTCCTTTCCCACCAATACTGCTTATACTTCCCCAGCACCACCAGCACATCATCCGGCACCGCCCCCGTCCCCAGGCCATACAGCGCCGCCGTGGCGTCCTTGAGAAACGTCGCCTTGTTCAGCGGCGTCCCCGCCTGGGTTGGGTCATCCGCCCGCACCATGTCAAAGGTGTTGGCCTGCCCCGCCACCGGGGTCATTTTGACCCGCCCGGGGTAAAGAGGTACTCTGTCCTGCATAAACTCACTCCTTTACACTTCTCCGGCGTACAAATCGCCGGAATAAAACCACGCCGCCGCCATGCGGGTCAGCAGCTCGTCCACGTCCAAAAGGATCTGCTCGATGTTGTTGGCCTCCTGCCAGGTCAGCCCGCTGGCGCTGTCCGGCGTGGGCGGCGTGCTGGCCATCACGGCGATGGCCCCCCGCAGGGCGGCCACGTCCCGCAGATACGCGGCCATTTGCCCCGCCGTTGGGATGTCGCTTCCCGTCCAGTCCTGCTTGGCGGTTACCGTCACGGCGTATCCGTAGACGTTAAGCCATCCGGCCACATAGGCCACGGCGGCCCCCACCCGGTTCAGGTCGCTTGCGTTGTAAGCCCCCTTCAGGTCGCTCTGCCACTCGGCAAGCTCTGCTGCCGTCGCCGTCCCGGCGCTCACCCGTCCGGCCAAAGCGGTCACCCGGTCCACGTCGGCCTGTGTGCGGTCAGTGATCAGGTTGAGCAGCCCAGAGTACAGCGTCATGCTGATCTTGGTGGAGTTGCCAGTGCTCCCGATAATGGTCAGCTCCACATGATAGATGTCGTCCGCCGCCCGGGCCGCTATGGCTTCCCACCGGTTTCCCTCTGTGTTGGTCCAGGTCACGGCGTCGCCGTTGACCGTGCCCGACACATACAGGGTCCCCACAGGCAAACTGACGCTGATGCTCTGACTGCCCATCATGTGCCCTCCGTAATGGTAACGGAGATGATAACGGTTGCCCCAGCGTCAGCCGGGTTAGGAGTAATGCTGGCGGCAGTGATTACCGGCACTCTGGTGTCCAGCTTGACCGTCCGAGTCACGCTGGAGCTCTTGCCTGCGGCGTCCGTAGCCGTCACCACAATGGTGTTGCTGCCCTCCGCCAGTGTGATGGACTTAGCAAAGGCTCCGTCTGCACTCACAGTCACCGCGCCCTGGTCCGCTCCGTTAAGGCTGACCGTCACAGTGACGGGGGAGGATGTGGCATCGTTAGTGGTGCCGCTCACCGTCAGCGCCGCCTTGCTTGTCACAAGGTTGTCCGTGGGGTCCGTCACATTGAGCGCCGGGGGCACCGTGTCCACAGTGTAGGTGGTGGACTTCTGGTCCGCCGCGTTTCCGTCGTGGTCTTTGATATCCACCGTCACCGTGTGGCTGCCGTCTCCAAGCGCTTCCGCCGGTGTGTAGGTCACGCTGTATCCGTTGGTGATGGCCGTGGTTGCGATCGTGTTGGAGGCCACCGCCGTCCCGTCCTGCTTGACCACCAGCGTGGTCAGATCCACGCCGGAGCCGCCCGCCTCGTCGGTGACGGTAAAAACCACCGGCTGTTTGCTGTTGGTCACATAGGCACCGCCGGAGGGGGACAAAATGGTGATAACCGGGGCCACGCGCTCCCGTACCACCAGCCGCAGGCCCTCCAGTGTTGCTCCGTCTGCGGTCCCCGTTGTCCCGGCGTCGTTAGTGGCCGTCACAGATACGTTGTAATAACCGCCCGCCTGGTTGTAGCTTGTGGCCCCCGGAGCCGTTACCGTGGCCTTGTAGGTCCCGCTGGCGGCGTCGTAGGTCAGGTTGTAGGTCTGGCCGTTAAGTACGGCCTTTACGCTTGCAATTGCCATTTATACCTCCCCGGCGTACAAGTCGCCGCTGTAATAGTAGTAAGGCTCCAGATAGACGGTCTCCTCGGTCACCGTGACCGTCAGCACAGTCTTGCTGTTGATGTTGGCGGGGTTCGGCGCAAAGGATGCCGCTGTGATCTTGGGCAGTAGGACGGGGTAAGACTCGCTCATACGCTTTCCTCCTTATCCCAATACACCACCACGCAGCCGGGAGCGCCCTCCTTGCCAGGGGTGCCCTTGCCGGGGTAGGCCGATACCCTCCACCGGGTGGTGGTGGAGCCGTCCTCGTTTTTCTTGGTCTCCTGTCGGCGCTGCCCCTGCGCTCCCGCCTTGCCTGCGGCTCCGCCGTCGCCGGAGCCAGGTAGGGGAGAGGCCACCCCCGTCCGGGCGAAGCTGTCCCCGCTGGCCACGTCCGTGTAGCCGTTGGCGTATCGCTTTCCGTTGGCGCTGCTGTACGCACCAAAGGTGGTATTTTCTCCAATGGTCACCGCAAAGCTCTGGCCGTCGTTGATGTTGATGGTCCCGGCCCATACCAGCCCGCCCAGTCCGGCCTCTCCCGGCGCTCCGGCCTCGTCCCAGCTGCCGTCCGTGCCCGCCGTGCCGTTGCCGCCGTGGCCCACCAGGATCACCCGCAGCTGAGTTTTACCCGCCGGGGCCGTCCATGTCCCGCTTTCCGTGATTTGGGCCCGCCCCTGGAACTGGAACGACCCGTCCGCCTGGAGCAGCTGGCTCTGGCACCCCTGGAGCACGCCTCCGGAAAACTGCATTGTCTGCATGATCAGCCGCGCGGTGGTGGCGCTGCTCTCGTTGAGCCATACCGTCTCTACGTCCCCGATCTCCCGGGTGGGGTCGCCCCGGCCCGTGGTCTCCAGCTGGTTGCCGCCGTAGGTGGACAAAATCATCCGCGCCGCCGTCAGCGCCTGGGCCTGGGTGTGGATAAACGGATTGTCAATGCTCACCGTCTCGCTGGAGGCGGTGGAGTTGCCGGACACGATATACTGGGTGCCGCTGCCGTCGTGCAGCGTAAAGATAATGGCCGCCACGTCGCTGTTGGCCCGCAGGATGGGATAGGCCGTCAGGTTGTCCAGCGTCAGCTTGTTGCCCTCGCTCCACAGCGGCTCCGCCGCCAGATAGCCGGTCTCCGCGTCCGCCCTTGGCCACACTCCGGCGGCCATGCAGACCCACCGCAGGATGTCCCCGCAGCTCTTGCCCGTCACGTCGGCCACGGAGGATGCCGTCACCGCAACCCCGATGTAATTGGGGTCCACCATGTACCGGTTGGCAAAATTGACCCCAAGCTGTCCCACCAGAGCGGCGATCCAGCCCTCCAGCGTGGTGGGCAGCGTGCTGGGCGGCAGAAACTCCCGGCTGGCCAGCAGGCCGATGATGTCCACCAGATCCCACTGCATGGTCAGGCCGTTGTCCCCGGTCCGCCAGCCCCTGGAATACTGGTAGTAGATTCCCACCCGCTTGTAGTCGTCCGTCCCGTCTGCCAGCCGTACCCCGATGGCAATGTCAATGCCCTGCCGCTCCTCGATAGACTGGAAAAGTCCGTCCTTGGCCCGTGGCTCAAACCGCCGGGACAGGTTGTCCATTTTGAGCGTGCAGGTGCCGTAAGGCAGGGCCGTGCAGGCCACGTTGCCCTGCTGCTTGACGGAAAACTCTGCAATGATGTTGTTGTCCCACTGCTCATAGATCCCGGGGACGATCTCCACCAGCCGCATCCGGCGGTAGGGGAGAGACCACTTGCTCACCGTCACCCGGATGGCGTCCGGGTTGTTGACCGTAAAGCCGGACATTGCCACGCTGGACGCTTGGTTGCCCGTAAAGCTCTTGGAGTAGTACGCCGTTCCGCCCTGCTTGACCTCCACCATAAAATCCAGCGGCAGGCCGTCATACTCGTCGTCGGGAAAGTAGACGCTGCATGCCTGTAGCACCGAAACCCCGGAAAATTGCAGCTCCACCCACGGCGCCGCCGCAAAGCTCCCGTCCGCTCTGGACAGCGCGTCCCCGATGTAGGCCACTTGGCCCGTCACGTCCGCCGCCGCGTCCGGGAAGCTCCCGAACGTCCCGTCCAGCGTCCACCGGTTGTGCTCCAGCGTAGCGTATTGGGCGGGGGTGTCAAAAACCTTGTCGTGGATCTGGGCCAGCTGGCTCCATGGGATCTGTCCGCTGGTCTCCCCGGCGCTGTATACGATGTCCGGGGATATCAGGTCGATAATGGCCCGCAGCAGGATGCGCCGGGCGTCGCCGGTAATGGCCGCCTGATAGGCCGCCGTGGACTTAATCACGGGGTGTCACCTCCCGCAGGGTAAAGCCCACGTTGTGCCACAGACCAACCCCGCCCTTGGAAAAAGCAAAGGTGGGCTGGGTGATGCTGTCCACCAGAAACGTGCCCGACACCATCGTGTCGCTGTCATCCGGCAAATAGACCACCGGGAAAGAGGTGTTTCCCCGCAGCACTGCCGCCAGCTGCCGCCACAGGGCGTTGCCCATGTAGTCATAGCTCCATGTGATCATTTGCACATGGCCCCGCACCTCCCGCACCGTCCGTCCGGAGATCATTTCCACATTGACGGACAGCTCCCCGGGGTAACACTGGTATTTGTCTTTGGACGTTTCCGGCAGATAGATGCCGTTTACGATCAGCTGTGTCATGCCCTTGCCACCTCCGGGTTATTTCTCGCCGCGTCTCTCAGGTCGGGCAGCAGCCAGCTTGCGATCTGCTGGCCGTTTTGCAGCATCAGGTTGATGGTGTAGCTGCCCCCGCCGTTTCCGGCGTTGGCCGCCGCCAGCCCGTTGACCATTCCCGCCGCCGCGTTATACACCGCATCCACCGCCGGCGTGGGGATGGCGTCCTGGATGTTGGCGCCCATGTCGTTAAGTTGGTCCTGCACCCTCCACAGGTTGTCCTGGATGCCTCCGGCAAACAGAGACATCATATCCGGCGCATACGTGTGGAAATTAGACAGCGGCCCCTTTTTCGGCTCGGAAAAGCCGATAAAGTCCCGCACCGTCTGTGCTACGCCCTTGACGGAGTCGGCCAGGGCGGACAGCTTAGACTTGATTCCGCTGATAAAGTTGTCGATCAGGTCCTTGCCCCATTGCAGCGCCTTGCCCGGCAGGCTTCCCAGCGTGTCCACCGCCGTTCTCACCGCGTTTGGAATGGTCTGGGTAAACAGCTCCTTTGCCGCTCCGCCCACGCCGACAAAAACCGCCTTTATCTTATCCCAGATGGCAATAACGGCGTCGCGGAAGTCTTCGTTTGTGTGCCACAGGGTGATGACTGTCGCCGTCAGCGCCGCCACCACAGTGATGACCGCCCCGATGGGGTTGGCGTTCATTACCACGGTCAGCGCTGCCTGGGCCGCTGTCATGCCCTCGGTGGCCTTCTGGGCCGCCTGGATGGCCTTAACAAGGCCCATTACCATGGATACCACGTTCCAGGTCACAAACCCGGCTCCGATGCCGGAAATTAGAGCAATAATGGTGTCCCCGTTGTCAAGGATCAAGGAGACAAAGTCCGTCACCGTAGCCGCGAATCCGTCCCAGTCCACACCGTCGATCCAGGCCTGACTCTCTGCGGTGACCTTCTGGATCAGGGGGATCAGATTCTCCAGGAATGGAGTGCCCGCCTGTGCCTGGAACTGTCTCCACGTCTCTTTCAGGTTTCCGGTCACGTTCTCCCATCCGTCGGCCTCCCGGGCCGCCTGGCCCATAGCGCCGGATAGCCGCTGGGAGTCCTCTACCATTTTCAGCAGCGTCTCCTGCTTTTGGATCTCCGTCAGGTTGGCGTACTTGTCACCAAATAGCTCCATAGCTGCCGCGTTGCGGGTCGCTTCCGTAGCGGACAGGCCAAGGGCGGCGTCATTGGCAAAGTTGCCCTTCAAAAAGCTCTGCAAGGTCTCTGTGGCCTGCTCCACGCTGGTGTCGTAATAGGCGGCGGAGTCCGCGGCTGCCCGCAGGGCTCGCTCCATCAGTGCCATGCTCTGCTCTGTGTCGCCGCCGGAGGACCGGGCAAAGGCGTAAATTTTACTTCCCAGGGTGTTCAGCCGGGTTTGCAAGATTCCGGACTCGGAGGCTACCCGGCCAATGGCTGCCGAAGCGGTGTCGCCCAGGTTGCCAAACGTCTGGTCAAAAGCAGAGGTTTCCGCCTTGACCTCGGCGGCGGAGGAAATAAATTCCCCGGCCATACTTTTCACAGCGCTGGCCAGCTGCTTGACGCCGTCTATAATGATGTTGCTCAGCAGGTTGGCTTTGAGCACATCGCCAAAGGAGGCGGCCTGCTTTCCCGCGTCGTTCAGGGCGGACTCGGTGTCTCCCAGCCCTTTGTCCAACTGGGACAACTGTGCCTTGGTCTTGTTTACGTCAGCTGTGGCGTTGTTCAGCGCCTGCTGCCACCGCTGCACCTCGTTGCTGTTTTCTGCGTAGTTGGCCCGGGCGTAGTCCAGGGCCTTCTGGATCTCAGCCAGCCGTGCCTCCTGAGTGCTCAGCTTTTTGGTCAGCACGTCCGACTGAGCCGATAGCGCTGCCTGGCTCTTGTCGTTGGCGGAAAATGCGGACGTCACCGCCCGCATCTCCGTGTCCAGGGTTTTCAGCTGCTGCCCCATGGACTGGAGGGCCGCCCGAAACTCTTTTTCACCGTCAAGGCCAATTTTAGGGCCGATATCTGTAGCCATAGTCTCACCTCACATCTGGGATAATGTCCTCGTCCGTCAGCGTCCGCCGCCGGACAAAGCCCTCTGTCTTGATCCGCTCGATGGCCATAAAGTCCAGCAGCTCCCCATATGGGATGTCCATGGCCTGCTCATAAGTCAGGCCCACCCGCAGCCCATACCACAAAAGCCACTCCGGCTCGCTTACGCGCCCGCCGGAGTGGCCTTTGCATTTTTTGCGGGCTCAGCCTCCACCGTGGGGGTTTTGCCGTTGGTGATCGTCTCCGTGATCTTGCTGGTCAGCTGGGTAAAATCACCCAGGTCGCACACGTCCAGCAGCTCCTCCTCCGTCAGCGGAGGCGGATTGTCCAGCCCGTTGAGCTTGGCATATCGGGCGCCCGCGTCCATCATGGCCGCGACCATCCACACCGCTTCGTCCATGGCCTGTACAGCCGATCCGCCTGTCAGCGCCTCGTCGATGTTGACAACGTCTCCATACCGCTCCGTGCAGGCGCGGACGACGCGGGCGGAGAAACACAGCAGGTGCTCCGACCCGTCGATGTTGATCCGCGCCGTCCTCATGCTGCCACCGTGATGTTAAGCCGCGCCTTGATGTAGGCCTCAGCCTGGGCCTCGGTGGTAAAGGTGGCCTCACGTTTCCACATGCGGGTGGCGCTGTCGTCCCGCATGATGGTGGCGCTCAGATCGGGCACCTGCCACTCAATGCTCTCGCCCTGGGTGGTGGCGGCGTCCGCAGGCACGGAAAACATGACCTTACACAGCACCACGGCCCGCCACTTGTACGCGCCGCCCACCTTTTTCTTGATGATAAAGCCCACGCCCAGATAGGGAGTGGTCTGGGTGTCATCGTACACCAGTTCCTTGACGGAGGTGTCCGTCACACCCTCAATGCCGGTGATGGTGTTCTCCGTCAGACCCAGGATGACCTTGGTCACCTCCTGGCTCAGGTCGTCGGTGCTCAGCGCCAGGGTGCCGCCCGCAAAGCTGCGGTCGGTCTCTGCGATGGCGTTGTCCGCGTACAGGTTGTTGTCCTCGGTGGTGTTGATCTCGATGTTGGCCTCCGTGGCCTTGCCCATCGAGGCGCCGTCGGCGTAGCTCACCGCGTTTCCGATCGCGCTGTAAATTCCATAATAGGGTTTACTCAAACCAATGACAGCCATAGCTCAGGCTCCTTTCGTTTCAGCCTTGCCTTGACAGTGCAAGGAAGGGAAGTTAAAATGTTCTTAACAAGGAGGGATTACAATGGGGTTTTTATTTAAGAAAAAAGGCAGTTTGGCCAGCGACTATTTTTGCCCGCAGGCCGATATCGGGCCTATCCGCAAGGGGGATATGACAGAGCTGGCCCTGTACGATGACCACCTGGAACTCTCTAATCTCGTGGTCAAAACACCTGTCACCCTGCAATACAGCCAGATCACCGACGTGTTTTACGGTCTGAAGGAAAAGATTGTGGAGAAAAACAAGTCGGTCATTGGCCGCGCCGTGGCTGGCGGCCTGCTGCTTGGAGAGGTCGGTGCCATGGTCGGCGCGGTGAGTGGCACTGGGACCAAAGAGGTCAAAGAGCGGGACATGTATCTCATCATCAGCTATACCGCCTCCGATGGCTCGGACAGTCTCCTGTGCTTTAGGGATACCCGCTATTACCACGGCCCTAAGGTGGCGGCCAAGCTCAAAGAGCTGTGCCGCATCGAAGATCAGCAAATCACCGCGCTGTAAGCCTTTGCCTCCCCGTCTGGGGAGGCCTTTTTATTCCATAATTTTTTCCATTTCCTGCGCCAGCACCTCGGCCATCTTGGCCTCGGCCTTCTTCCGACTCCTGGTCACGGCGGGCCGAATAAAGGGGTGCTTTAGCTTCCAGCTGGTGCCGCTCTCCACGCCCCTGGCCACCAGCTGGTTGGGCTGGCCGCCGGGAAACTGCTTGGTCTTGGTCCGGTTGTAGCCGTCAAAACCCAGTTTAACGTTGAGATATCCCCGGTCGTCCCGCAGCGGAGCGATGCCAAATCCGTCCAGCAGCCCCTTCCGCTGGGTAGCCGTCACGCCCCCGGGCAGCGGGTGCTCCGCTGTGCCGTAGCCCGTCACGATGGGCAGCCCCTCAATGGCGCTGCGAACCTCGTCGGCCACAATGTCCGCTCCGGCATAGATGGCCTTGGCCGCGATCTCGTCCTTGACGGCCCGGCTCAGCTTTGACAGCTTGCGCTCATACTCCGCCAGCCCCGGAAACTTGATCTGTGCCATCACACCAGCCCCCAAACCCACTCGTAGTGCAGCAGGCCGGTCTCCGCCTCATACTGCACGGAGTTGAGATACCAGGCGCACTCCAGCCTGTCCAGTACCCCACGGATGGCCGCCGTCAGAGGGTCGTCCTCCGTCTTGGTGTACAGGTCGATGGTGCCGGAGTATCCGGCCTCCGTGTGCGCGTTGTCTCCCTCCAGGTCCTCGCTGCCGTCCTCCGACCATACGATGTAGGGCGGCACGGCGTTGGGCTGGGCAAAGTAGTGATAGGTCGCCCCCAGCTCAGCCAGTGCGTCCCGTAATCTGTCCAGCATCGATCCCAGCGCTCCTCTCTAAGGTCAAGTCCGTGGCGGGCAGGTTGTCCTCGTCCAATACGTCCTGTTTTTGGGTGATCCGGTACACGCCATTGTCCTCGTGGTCATAGGGGGAGAGGACCACCTTATCCTCCGCCGGGTTGATGGTGTAGGTCCGCTGGATCCGCACCAGCAGGTCGGAGCGGTCCCCGTGCTGCTGCCCGGCGTACCAACGGTTGATTCCCACCGTCCGCAGCCCATAGCACCCGGCCCATACCTGGGTGTAGGTCTGCACCGGCATACCGCCGGGCGGGGAGACGTTGGCTCCCCGCCAGACAGTCAGCTCACCGGAATCAAGTACCATCCGCGCCACCTGCCTTTTGGGCAAACAGCCGGTTGTTCAGCGCCCAGCGGAGCATCCGGGGCATGGCCCCGGCCACGGAGTCGCCCCCGCTGGATGCCCGCTTGCGCACCAGATAGGCCGCGTACATCTCCACCAGCTGTCCGTCCTCCACGCTGTCCGTCAGAGCTATACCCTCCCGGGCAATAAACTCCTTGGCCGCGTTGACGGCCTGGGTCAGGTACGCCAGCCGCTGCTCACTGGGGTAAAGCTCCCCCAGGTCGGACCGCAGTACGGTCAAAATGTCCGCGTCCGTCATAGGATCAGGACTTGGTCACGGCCACGGTATACACCTTGGTGGCGTTGCCGCGCTTGACGGTAATCACCAGATTCTTGGTGCCGGTCACGGGGGTCAGGGTGCCGCCGTTGACCACGTTTTTGCCGTTGTAGGCCAGGGCCACGTCGGCGCCCGCCTGGGCGGGAGTGGCGGTCACAGCACCGGCAGCGCTCATGGTGGCGGTGTAGGCGGTCACGTCGGCGTCAAAGTTGGGAGTCAGGGTCAGGCCCGTAATGCCGTCCAGGTCGGCGTCGTTGGCGGTGTCGGCGGCAAAGTCCATCACCGTGGTCACGGCCACGTTGTTGATGTTGATGGCCACAAACGCGCCGGGGATAATGGGCTGACCGTCAGCCCGCTGCTTGGCCTTGTACACAGTGTTGTCCTGGATAAACTGCACCTCGCGGCTGGACTCAATGGTCATGCCGCTGCGCATGGCCAGCAGGTACAGGTCGCCGTAGCCGCCCACGATGTCGCCGTCGGGCATAAACTCCAGGATGTCCACATCGCCGTTGACGATGGGCAGCACGCCGAAGATGTTGGCCACAATGTCGCCGGTGGCGGTAAAGGTGATCAGCTTGCTCTTGAGCTTGGCGTAAGTCTTGGAGTTCATGGCCCAGAACTGCTCGCCCCGGGAATAGCGGGTAAAGGTGTTTCCGGTGGCCTCCACCAGGGCGGCCCAGAAAGCCGCGCCGGTCACGCTGTCGCCGCCGATCTGCTTGATGTTGCTGGCGTGCAGGTCCTCCCAGACGGGGGCGTTGGCGGGGTAGTTGGCGGGGGCGCTCTGCTGGGCCAGACGGGTCACGATGCCCAGAGGCATCCCGGTGCCCTTGCCGTACAGGATGGCCTTGTCCATGGACAGGCCGATGGACTCGCTCAGCATCTCCACGATCCAGCTGGCCAGGTTGACGTCGTTGTCCTCCAGCAGGGAGTTGCACACGGGGACAAAACCGGCCACCTTGTAGCCGTCCAGGGTGATCTGGTTAAAGGAAAAAGTCAGCTCGTTGATGGCCGCGCACATCTCGGTCCACACGGCCTCGGGCACAGTGCCCGCGATGGTCTGTCTGGCCTGGCCGCTCACGTTGCGGATCCGCACGCGGTTCAGCAGTTTGCTGTACCGGTACATGTTCTGAGCGATCAGGTCCAGGAATACCACGGGGACGGTCAGCTCGCCGCCGGTCACGGCCCGGCTCTGGCCCTTCATGCTGCGCAGCTGGGCCAGGAAGGTCTTGGTGTCCTCCCGGGCCAGAATGGCGGCGCGGCGCTCGGCGCTCAGGGCGTCAAAGGCCCGCTGGTTGCGGGGCAGAGCCCGGATGTTGATGTTCTCCATGTGCAGTTCACCTCTCGCTTTCTCCCCGTGCTCGGGGTCGTTCTTCTGGGGCTTGGGGGCGCTGCGCTCCAGCTCCTCCAGCTCCTCCTCCATACGCTGGACCTCCTCGGTCAGGGCCTGCTTCTGGCCCTGGTGGGCGGTCCGCTCGTTCTCAAACGTTTCGATCTCGGCGGTCACGGCCGCCTCCTGCTCCTGGTTGCCGGGCTCCACCTCGTTAATGGCGGCCTCCAGTGCCGCCTCCCGGGTGACAAACTCGGCGTCCTTTTCCTCCAGCGCGGCCAGCTCCGCCTTCTTGGCGTCAATGGAGCGCCGGAGCATCAGTGCTTTCAGCATGGTTGCTCTCCTTTCTTGTCTTAGGGTTTATTGTGCAGGCGCTCCAGCGCCTGGGCTTTCCATACCTCGCTGCGCTTGCGCCGCAGCTCTTCCAGGTCCCGTTTTCTGGCGGACACGGAGGTGTCCTCGTAGGCCGGGAAGGTGCAGGGGGAGACCTCATACAGGGGCTTGACCTTGGTGATCGTCCAGTGTACGGTCCCGTCCTCCCGGTATTCCGTCTCCTGGGCCGCGATGTCAAAGCCAAAGGAGCACCCGGTGATGTCCCCCCGGTTGATCCGAGCGTAGGCGTTCATCGCCTCGCTGTCCTCCCGGTTGATCTGCACCCGGCCCCACAGGCCCTTGCTGTCCTGCCGCAGCTCCAGCGTCCGGGCGGTGGTCCGTCCCAGCACCAGGTCGCTGTTGTGGTTGTAAAGACAGCGGACGTCGTCGGTCACGCTCTCGTCAAAGGCTCCGGGGGCGATGCTCTCTGTGGCCCCGGGCCACAGCTCGTAAATGGCGTTAAAAACGGAAAAGTAGCCCTCCAGGTACAGGTCTCCGTTTTCCTCCCGGGTCTCCATTTTGTCCATGGGGATAAATCTGTGTTCCACGCTATTCCCCCTCCTTTGGGTTTAGTTTCTTCTGGTCTCCCAGCCGATCCTCCGGCAGGTAGTTTTCCAGCGCCAGCAGGTCCTGCATGTCCTCGTCCGGGGGCAGGTTCAGCCAGCTGCGCCACTCGTTGCGCCGCAGGGCCATGCGGTCCACCATCTCGGCCCCCGCCGCCACCAGCTCTGTAATGGAGTAGCTATACAGGCTCCGGCTGTTAAACCGGTAAAACATCTCCGGCGATCCCAGCAGCTTGCGGGAAAACTCCTGTTCCATGGCCTTGGCCAGGGGCATCAGAGTGCTGTTTACAAAGTTGTTCCAGGCGTCCCGGCTGAACTCGCCAACCCCCAGCACAAAGGGCGGGATCCCCAGCACGGAGGCCACCGTCCGCTTGTCCAGGGTGACCATGGCGTCCAGGGCCAGATCTGACAAGGTCAGCGGCTTTACCTGCTCCACGGAAAATTGTTCCGCCGGGATCATCCACGGCTCTCCGGCCTGTCCGCTCATGGCGTAGGACTCCAGCAGTTTCTTCCGACCGCCTGGGCTGGCAAACTCCTCCGTCAGTGCGTCCACCTTGACGATTAGACTGGGCTTCCACTTGGATTCCATAAAGCCCTTTTCCGTCTTGGCCGCCTGTTTCAGGTTGTTGGCCACCTCGCCCAGGGATACCCGGTAGCCGGTGCCCAGCCAGGGGTAGAGACTGTCAGAGCCAATGGTAAAGTGGAGTACCTCGTCCGGTCGGTGGGCCTGCCCGTTGATGTATACCTGGTAGCCCCAGCCGTCCGGCACAAAGGACGCGTAAGCCGGAGGAATTGGGATTAGATCCCTCAGCCGTCCGTTTTCCGTCTGTGGCCAAACCACTGCGTTTCCGTTGCCCTCCAGATACATGGTCCGCACGATCCACGCCATAAAGGCTGACCGGGTCATGTTAGCGTTGGGGTCGATGTCCAGCTTGCGGGCCAGCCCATCAAACACCCGCAGGTCCCCGTCCGTGCTGTTGCGCAGCAGGTGGATGCTCATGGAGCCGATGGCCCTGGCGATGGCGTCCACCCCGGCGATGATCTCCGGGTTTTGAGCCAGACTGGTGTAGCCCTGACAGGTCAGAGTGTCAAAGGCGTCCGCTCCGCACAGCCAGGCCATGCAGGCGCTGGTGGGCTTGTCCCTCGCCTTGGGTGGAGTTTTCCGCTGTCTCTTGCTCACTCTTTGTCGTCACCTCCAAACCAGGCGGCGGACTTGCCGCCCGCCTCCAGATCCTCCAAATAGGTACAGGCCGCAAACACTGCGCAGTCAAACACGTCAATGCGCAGGTGCGGCTCCAGCTTCTCGTACATCACCATGTCGTCGCTCTTTTCGATGCCCCGGACGTTCTGGACGCAGTACTCAAAGGGCTCCGCATGGCAGTAGTACAGGGTGCCCCGCTTGGCGCTGGCTTCCAGATACCGAAAGCCCTCGCTTTTCCGGGTAAATAGCTGGGGCTGGTCCTTGATGGGAAAGTGCTGCTTCTTCATTTCCACGTAGTACTCCCGGCAGAATTTTCGGTCGTGTCCGATCCGGCGGATCTTAAATCCCTCCGCCCGCCGGGCCATATACCACTTGACCACGTCGGAGTGGTTCAGGACTTTGTCGTTGCACATGTCCAGCCAGCCGTCGTCCTTCCAGCCAAACAGGGGGATCTGGTCCTCGTTGGCTTTGACCATGGCCGCCGTTACCGGGAACCAGCAGTGGGGGATAATGATGTCCACGCCCTTGTAATGGCCAAACAGACAGGCCGCCGTCAGGTCGTGGAGCTTAGACAGGTCGCTGCCGCCGTACCACCGGATGGGCAGCCGCCGCAGCTCGTCCAGCGTCCAGCTGTACTGCCGGTCGCTGGCCCGGAATTCCTCCACGTCAAACCAGGCCTTCAGCTCCGCCGTGAATACGTTCAACGACTTTTGCAAAAACTCGGGTCTCAGCTGTGGGTCGTCCTTGGCCTGGGCCGCGTCGTTCAGCATGTCCTGGGGTCGGATGGACTGGCCCCAGCCGGGGTTACACCCGGCCAATACCTGCTCGTTGGTGTAGTCCACATCCCCGTTGTCCATCCGTGGGGCGCAGGCCAGGAAAATAAACAGACTGTCCGCAGCGTCCCCGGTGATGGTGCCATTCAGCACCTTCCGGCAGTACTCCACGCGCCGGGCCAGAAAGCCGTGGGCCAGCTTGCCGCCGGAGGAGATCCCGATCACCAGCTTGTTTGAGTAGGCCTTGGTTGCATCCTTCAGGACCTGGTATTGCTGTGGGCTCTTGTAGGTGTGCTCCTCGTCGGCGATGACGATGTTGCAGTTAAAACTGTCCTGCTTGTCCACACTGGCGGCCAGGGCGTTGATGCTGATAAAGCCCGCGTCGCCCAGGTCTCCGGTGATGGACCGCTCCATGTTGTTGTTGATGACCCGCAGGCCGTTTTCCTGGTCATCCTCCACCGTCAGGTGCAGGCGCTTGATGTTGTACTTGATAAAGTCAAAGCCCTCCAGGGCCTGCTTCAGTGCGCCGCCCACCTCGTACACTTTGGAGCCGGAGGGCGCATAGTACAGGGCCAGCGCCCAGGCCAGGGCAGCGGCAAAAGTGGTCTTGATATTTTTCCGGGGTATAAAGTCCTGGGCCTCGGTAAACCGCCGCAGCTGGGTGCCCTTTTGGTAAAAGCCCATGATGTTGGCCACAATAAACTTGTGGTAGGGGAGCAGAAGGAAGGGCGTGCCCCGCAAAGGCGTGCCGTCCATAAATTCTCCCTGCTGGTGACACATCATGGTTTCAATGATGGCGATGATCTCGCAGGCCGGCTCGAATCGAAAATCCCACTTTGGGTTTTCCAGGTCCCGCACATAGCGCTTGCAGGCCAGCACGATCTCCTCGCAGGCCACAGTCTCCCCGGACAGCACTCCGTTGACGTAGCCGTCCACCTCTGCCTGGTAATCTCCGGCGTGAGTCATGGCATGCTCGTGGGCCGCGTCCATCAGCTCGGCCAGGCGGCTGCGCTTTCCGCTGGCCGTCTCCGCCAGCTTGGTCTGCACGGCCTTCAGCGCCTTTGGCGTCAGCCCCAGCTGAGTGCGCAGAGACTGCACGTCAGCCCGCAGCTTGTCCACCGCCGCCCAGTACGGGTCCCGGGCCAGATACTCGGCCCCGGCCTTGTTCACCTGCTTGGCCACCAGCTGCGCCCCGTTCTCCCGCCAGGTCTTTTCTGCCCGGGAAAGCTCGCGCTCCGTCCTGGCCAGGGCCTTGATGGTCTTGTCAAAAATCGGGTTGTAGGTGCCGACGGCTTCCATGTCGGCTTTGATCATGGCCTCCCGGCCCATCGGCTCACCTCCGGTCAGATCAGTGGGGCAGGGGAGTGGACCTCGCGCCCGCCCGCGTCGTTCGCGCCCGCGTCGCGCTCATCCGCGCCCGCGTGGGTCTCTGCGATCTTGTTTACCCCCTCTCGGTTTTTCCTCCCTCCGTCGGAAAACCTTCCCGCCCCATTACGCAAACGGCGCGGAATCGGGAGGAGATACCGGGGGGGATACCCTGCGCCGCCAGGACTCGCCCAGCGGCGTCAGCTTGTGAGTCACCCGGTCGTGCATGGCCTCATGGCTATGCCTGCTCAGCGAGACCAGATTCCACAGGCACCAGGCATACTCCGGGTAGTCCTCAGCAGGCCAGACGTGATGCACATAGCAAGCCTCGACCTTCCGGCCATACCGCAGGTTTTCCCGGCATTGATATCCGTCCCGCCGCAAAGCCGCCGCCCGCAGGCTTTTCCAGCGTTGAGTCCTGTACCCGTCCCACATGGTGTCCTCCATCGTGTCGGCTCAGCCTTTTGGCACCGGGCTATCACCTCCGGGCAAAACAAAAGAGCCTGAACCGACATGTACGCTCTCGCGTTACATACGGCTCAGGCTCATTGGCTCAGGCTCAAATCGATATTCAGATATTGCTCCCGCTTGCAGTGTCGGCAAAAGACAAAAGCCTTGACTTTGCCGTCCGGCGGGAGTCGGAGTAGTTTCATTGCTCGGCAGGAAGGGCACATAACCCATCCGTCCTTCATGCTTAGTTTACCATGTTCGCTTTGGTTTTTCAACACTTATCACCGCCTTTTTAAAAATGTGCGTATTATCCGACTATATTTCAAGTTCCTTTAAATAAAAGAATTCCCGGGTGCCTTTTCGATGTACCACGCATAGTTGTAGACCCCGAATTCGTTTTGCACCTGGTTCCGTCCGCAGGCGTATGCGTCCTTTGGGATCCGAATATTTCCGCTGGTGGACATCCACTTTTTTGGCGGCGGCAGCTGCCGGGTCAGCGTCCTGCTGGAGGTCCACGGGCGCGATCCCGTCGGGATAATGATCCCGTCCGTGGACTCCTTAGTGTAGTACCTGGCCATGCGGCGGTAGCTGTCCGCCGGTCCCCGCAGCAAAGGCTCGTCATCCACAAACCCCGCCGTCCATAGGTGCTGGATTACTGCGGGCGAAAACTGCCCGTACCGGAGCACCGCGTGGAGGTGATACCGCCGGTCGCCGTGCTTGCCCTCGATCAGCGACACCCGGTCAAACGGTTGTCCATCGTTCCACCGCTGGAGTTTACACCAAAAGTTCCTGGCCTTCTCCCGCGCATCCCGGAACTTAAGCGGCAAGTGGTCATCGTCAAAGGTCAGCGTGTAGCAGCACCCCTCAAAACCAAACAGCGCCAGCCGCAGCTCCAGCCGGTCCACCGTGCTGTGACAAACCGCGCTGTCCCTTGGCGGCACCAGGATTTTGTTTTTCTCCCGGCGCTCCCACGGCGTATCATCAGCGGACAGCCTGGGCCTCAGTGCCCGGCACTCCTTAACCAGAGGCCCAGCCTGCTGTCTGGTGCAGTACCACAGGCGCTCACTCATGTCCGCCCTCCAGTTTGTCCAGGGCCTTGTCCACGGCCTCCCAGGTCTGCATATCCGCCTTGGTCTCTCCCGTCAACAGCCCGCGCATCAGGTGGGCGTTGACGCCTTGGGCGCCCTCCAGCGACGCAAAGCAGCCTTGCCCATGGGTCTTGCGATACTTGGTCAGCCGGTCCAAAATCTCCCGTTTCCGCTTGGCCCCGGCACCTGTGATGATCTGCGGGTCGACCCTAAGCTCAATGTTTTTCTCCCGCAGCAGTTCTCCCTCGGCCTCCGCCTTGCCAGTCAGTCGCGGGGCGTCAACCTGTACACGCTCGGGCAGATCCTCCACCGACCAGCTGCACCCCACGCCCAGCACCAGCACACCGCGGGCTAAGGACTCCAAGGCAAAATCACGCAGTTCCCTCAGCTCCTCTATAGTCGGCTTGTAGCACTTGATCACCAGCACTTCCATCCACTACACCCCCAAAAATGCTTCCCGGACCGGGCCGCCCGGCGTGTCAAACTCCACCAAATGGAAACGCCCCAGCGGATGGATGTACACCACTCTCCCGCTCATTGGCCTCTGCTCGCTCCTGATAGCGCCCCGGTCTGTGATGACCGGATACTCGATGGTAACCGGCATCCGGACCACCTTATCTCCCAATTTCATACGGCCACCCCCTTAAAACGGCAACTCGCCGTCATCATCAGGCAGCGCCTCAAACTCCTGACGGGGCGGATAGGCCGGAGCCGGAGCTGCTGCGCTCTGGCCGTCGCCCTCCCGCCGGGCGTCGCCCCAGTAAACGCTGTCAGCCACCACGCCAACAGACCGGCGCTTGTTGCCGTCCCGGTCAGTCCACTCCTGAGTTTGCAGCCGCCCCGACACCACAGCCATACGGCCCTTGGTAAAATACTTGGAGACAAACTCCGCCGTATAGCTCCAGGCCGTAACGTCGATCCAGTCGGTGATCCGCTCACCACTGGCCTTGTCCTTGAAATCCCGGTCGACTGCCAGCCGGAAGGACGCCACCGGCGTCCCCGTCTGTGTGCGCCTCAGCTCCGGGTCCCGGGCCAGACGGCCCATGATAACAATGTGATTCAGCACTCAAATGCTCCTCTCGTTGTCCAACTCTTTTTCCCAGCCCCGGGGAAACCGGCTCCGCCTGCTGTCTGAGCCGTCAGAGACGTACTCAGGGCACGAGATGATCTCATAGCTCTCAACAGCCTTTATCCCGTACCTCTCATATTCGCCATAGACCTTATGGACAGCCTCCCAGCCCTCCACCGGTTTAAATTGCAGCTGTCCCGTCGCCGGGTCCCGGGCCGTCCAGCTGCATCCGCCGTAATACTTTTGGCAAGTCCAACACGGCTGACTCGTCATCCTCAGTCCTCCCATCCGTACCGCTCCGACCTGTTGGCGTAGTACGGCCCCTCGGCCTACTGCAAGCAGGCCTCAAATCGCGCGATGGCAAACATACCGTCCTTGGTATCTCCGTCCACCAGCTCGCCAACTTCCTGCGCCACCTGGTTGAGCTCGGTTATAAATCGCTTGCACCGGTCCGGGCCAAACCCAAAGGCCCGATGGAGGGCCAGCACGGCCATGTCCGCCATTTCCTGCCTCACCACCCGCCGGGTCACTTTCAACTCCGCCTCGTGGCGGGCGCGGAGCCTGTCCAGCATTCCGCTCATAATCGTCCGCCCTCCATGTTCAGCGGCGTGCCAACCGTGCCCACGCTGCCGGAGTCGTCCGTGGGCTTGAAATACTCACCCGGCATAGGGAACATGTACCGGAACATCAGATAATTAGCGGCGTCCACTAGGTGCTCCGTGTTATGGTCCCGCTGGAAAGCATCCAGACACAGCTGGGCCGTCGCCAGCGCATCCACACGGCCCTCGCCAAAATTCTTCCGGGCCGGGCCGTACTTGTGATAGGACACGGCCACTCTGTTTTTCCGCAGCCGGTCGAACTCATCGCTATACTCAGCCATAGATCCTCCATTCTTCTGCCGCCGTCCGGGCGGCCTTGGTCGTTTGAAAATACTGGCGCTGGCTACCGCCTGGATACTCCACCGCCAGGCCCACCACCATGGCCACCGGCCATGCTTTTTTAACCCGGGCGGTGCTGGCCCACACCCGGACCGCTCCCAGCGACCGCTCCAGGCTTATCTCGTCCATGTGCCGCAAGGCTGCCCGCAGCCGGAGCCAGTCGCTCTCGCTGATCAGCGCCCCCGCGGTCACGGTTTGATCTCAACGTGCGGCTGAAGCTGCGTGTGGAAATATAGCTTGTAGTGATATGGATCCGTGTGGGTGCCCGTAATATCCTCCACCACATACATGGTGTAATCGTTGAGATAGATGTAATTTTTCTTGTAAGTCGCAGGCCCTGTCTTGACTGTTACCACCAATTCATTGTTGCTGTTGTTACTCAAAGCGAGGTACCCTTCGCACTCCAGAATTACCAGATCTGTGCGGGCGTTGTACACCGTGATCTTGCGCTCGCACTCAAAATAATCGGCCTGCTTGCTTATGTTCGTGTTGACTTTGTCCGCTTCGCTGCAGCCGACCAAAATGATAAGTACCGATGCCATCACCAGAAGAATTTTCCAGAACTTAATTAGTTTCATTGTTGATCTCCTTCCTTTCCTGCGCCTCAAAGTAAAACCCAATCGGTTTTTCGGCCTCGATGACATTGCCATAAACCACGC